ACCTCCCCATGTAATAAATCGCCACGCCGAGGATAGCAGCGCCCGATACCACAGCCAAAATGCCAACAGTCCACTCGATGAGAGCCTGCTTAATCTCCTCTTTGCGATAAGCGTGTTTCTCACGCTGCGCCTTAACCTCGCGCAGAATGTTGCGATAACGCTCTTGCCCCTTATCGCCATACATATATCCGATCATTGTCAGAATTTCTTGCTTTTGCTTTTCGATCTTCTCTTTAGCGGCGAAGATTTCCATAGCTTCCGCTTCTGGCGATCCCGTGAAGGACTTATACCAAGGAGGATTTTTGGCCTTCTGCTCAAGAAAGTTAATGTCCGACATAGCGCCAGCCCACTTAGACAGTTGGCCTACGCAATCCTCAAGCTCACGCCCAGCAGCGACAAACTGCTTGAGCCCATTAAAGGCCGCAGTGGCAACCGACATCGCTGTGATTGGGTCTATCATGGCACGATAAGCCTCGCACAGCTAGAACGTTCCAGAGAACCGTTGCGGACGCGCCGCCTTACTGAAAGCATGAATCATGCCTCCATCCTTTTTCTTCTGGGTCTTCTTGCTTTTGCCGGCCGACGAAAGCGCGATAGCTACGGCCTGCTTCTGGTCGTAGCCCTCGTCGCGTAGCTTGCCAATGTTGGCGCTGATGGTCTTTTGCGAAGACCCCTTTTTAAGTGGCATTCTGACCTCTCGATCTCATTCCAGCGGCCTGAACCGCGATACGCTCCATGTTCACCGCGTTGCGGTCATCTGCGATCTGCTCTTGAAGCTCGAGGCGGGCAGCGTCTGTCACTGCGCGCTGCTCCATCTTCAAGCCCTCGATCTCAAGTTTCGCCTGACCAATCGCTGCCTTATGCTGCGCTTCCATCTGCTTGATGTCCAGTTCCTTCATGCGGATCTGAACCAGAGGATCTTGGTTTGCGTCCTCCTTGCCCTTGTAGGAAAGACGTGGGGCAAGATCTGCCATCAGCTCCTCGATGACCTGGGACACGCGAGCCTCAATCTGTTCCGGAGCAAACTGCGGAGGCTGCTGCTGTTGCACTTCCATCATCATCAGCTGGGCCGTCTGCATATCAATTGCTCCCGCCTGAAGCATCAGCTGGATCTGCTGCATGCGCTCTTGAGGCTGGTTCCCAATCTGCTGCAGCTCCTTGTCCACCTGCTCACGGGCCTTGAAGCTTACGTGCTGCAGAATGTGGCCGAAGAGAGCGGCCAGAACTGGCGGAGCCTGCTGCAGAATGCTGATCTCCAAGAGAACAAGGTGCGCCTTGATGTGGGCGTCGTGGTCTTGTTGCGGGAACGCCTGCGGAGACATGCCGTTGATGATGGCGCCGTTCTCCACCGCCGGATCCTGCGGTTGAGGCTGGGGAGGCGGAGGCAGAATGGCGTCAATGTTCTGCACTTCCAGTGCCTGATACATCCTGCGGTAGGCTTCGTGCAGATTGTGCATCTGAGGGTTGGATTGTGCCAGCTGCAGTTGTGTCTGCGCCAGCGTTACACGCTGTGCCATCGAGAAGATGTTCGGATCGCTGACCGGAAGGATGTCAATCCGGTCATCAAAGTCCGACTGCTTGACCTGCGCGGGTGCCCCAGCAACTTCGTATGGGTATACCGGCGGCAGGTTTTCCTTGATGATTCGAGCAAGCAGACGGAACTCAGTGCGCTGCGCGTAGTGCAGGCGCTTGTGAATTGCCGACATCACCTTCATGCCGCGCTCAATTAGCGCAACCGTCGTGCCAACAGGCATCTGCTGGTTCATGTTGTCGACCTGCTGGTCAGCAAGCGCGACAAAACGACGACCGTCCTGGATCAACCCGCCAAGCATTTGCGCCAGCGTAGCCGACGGCTCCTTGTAGGGTAGCGGCACAATGGCGTCGCGGATACTGCCGCCGGGGGCGTCGATATCCCGCCATTCGCCAGGCTGCAGCGGCTCGTCGTCGTTGCGAACACGAACACCGCGGGCTTTGAAGCCCGCCGGCAAGTTGGCAAGAGTGCCGGCGTCAATAAGCTGGCGGAGCAGGCTCGTCGCAGCGCGGCCAAGGCCGCCGATCATGTGGATCAGACCGAAACCGTAGAACCCAAGTCCAGGCATGAACTTGTAGTGGACAAAGTACTGCCGCTTTCGCTTGAGCAAATCCGTTTCTTCATAGTTCCGACGGATAGACAGGACCTTGCCGGAGCCCTCATCCAACGTGACGATGTAAGGAAGGCGAATGCCTGTCGGCTCCCCAGTCATCGGATCGATGTCTTCGAACCCCTCAAGGTCGAGATCGACGTGCATCTCAAGAATCATTGCAACGTCGTCGCTGTAGTTCTTGGACAAACCCTGAAGCTCGTTGACCTTCTGGCGCACCTTGTCCGAGGTGTCATCGTCGTCGCTAGCCTGCAGATCGACGTCCGCGTAGACACCCATGACCTGCATCTTGCGGACTTCGTTCATGTCCATGCGAAGAACATGCGTCACGCGGCTCGCCGTATACAGATCAGACGCCGAATATGGGACCACAAGATCCTGAGCAGGAATGAACTTCGACACCGGACGCTGCTTGGTCGGATCAAAGTATACCTTCTTGAAGGTCGAACCAGACAGCGGGAGATAGAACAGCATCTGATCCATGTCCGGATCATACTCTTCCATCACCTCAGTGATCTGGTAGTTCATGAAGTTCTTGACCCGAATGGCCTGATCTTCACGCTCCTTGGTCTGCGCTCCGAGCACGTTGGAGCGAACAGGGCCACCCGAGGGCAAGAGTTCCTTGTAAGCCTGAGCCTGGAACTGGGTCACGCTCTCGCTGATTAGCGGGTGCGTTACGCCAGAAGCGCCCTCAAACGGAACGGTGCGCTCCTCAGACTTCAGACCCAGAAGATCGAGCCCGTTGACGTAGGTGTCTTCCCACTCGGACCGCGAATCAAGGTCTTCCTCGTATAGACTGCGAAGCTCGCTCGAAAGCTCACCAATCGTGGCCTCATCCAAGAACTCCACGAGGTTTGCATCAAACGGGATGTTGGCCATCGCCGCCAGCTCCGCGGGATCAAGACCCTCAAGGGCCTGAATGATCGCACCGCCTTGGCCGTCGTCTATGACCTCTGCGCCGCCGGGGAACTCAATGGGTGCGTTGACCTCTACGTCAACGCTGCTCTGAGCCTGCATGTCCTGCGGCGTAATCCCGGAGTCCATCAAAGAGCCAATCGGATTGGGTGGTAGCGCCATCAGTAATACTCCCGCTTCCGCGGCCTCCATTCATCATTGAACTCGTCTTCCCCGGCCAGCGTAACGAACCCGCCTTGACGAAAACGTATCAACGCCATCGTCATACTATCACAAAAGTCATCGTGGTCACCATTCGGAAATGAAGCAACCTCTTCCACGACCTCATCAGCGAACTTCTTGGCCATTGGAGCCCATACAAGCCCCGCCTCAAAGAGTGGAGCAACCATGTGCATCCTGGTCACTTTGTCCACCCCACCCGAGCCTTTCTTCTTGCCCGGAGAAAAGCCCAGCGCCGGAATGCCACGTAGCCGCAGCTCGTCGATGAGCGGCAGGCCCGTTGCCTTGGCTTCTACCAGCACCATATCAGGCTCCCAGTAGTCATGCTCCTCGTAAGCGATCTCTTTCAGCTCCGGGAAACTCCACCGGCCTCGTCGGGCATCCAACAGGACGATGTGCTCGCGGCCGGCCTCGTCCGGCTTGAACACGCCCCATGTCGTAATCGCAGAGAAGTCGGCGCTTTCTTTCTTGGAAAACGCCGTGTCGTAAGACTGAATGATGTAGTCGACCTTTGGAACTTTGTCCTTGTCCCAGTCCTTCCACCACTCCCGTCGTATGATCGCACTCTCGGAGTTGGTCGGTTGTTGCTGCCACTGGGCTTCCCACTTCTGCACAGGCAGCGACGCCTTGATCGACAGAAGCGCGTCCTTCTCCCAGAACTCCGGCCAGAGAGACGAGCCGGAAGGCATGATTGCAGGAAACTCCACAACCTCCCACTTATCCGCCAACGTGTCGGTGCCCTGCGCGTTAAGCAGGCGACCAGTCAAGTCCTTCTTGCCCCAACGGGTCATAACCAGAATGATTGCGCCGCCAGGCTGAAGACGCTGACGCGGACCAGAGGTGTACCACTCATACGCGTGGTCGAACGCAGTATCGCTCAGCGCATCCTGTTCCGAGTGAGGGTCGTCAATGATGAACAGGTCAGCGCCGCGGCCAGTAACGGCAGCCCCAACACCAGCAGCGAAATACTCACCGCCTTTGCTAGTGCCCCATTTGCCGGCGCCCTTGTTATCCTCTTTAAGGACGGTGCCTGGGAAGACTTCTCGGTATGCTGGGTCATCGATCAAATCCCGAACCTTGCGGCCGAAACGAACAGCAAGCTCTGTATTGTGCGTGGCTTGGATGATCTTGAGCTTGGGGTTCCGACCAAGAAACCACGCGGGCATCAAAAAGGATGCGAACTCCGACTTCGAATGACGAGGCGGCATGTTGATGATGAGACGCTTCAACTCGCCGCGAGCCACCGCCTCAAGCTTCTCAGCAATGATGCGGTGGTGCCGACCCTCGATGAAATTCTCGTACACATGGTGCACGAAAGGCATGAAGTTCTTTGTCGCCTTCTCTCGAAGATCAAGCCGCTTCTTCGCCTCTGTCAGCGCGAGGATCTCGCGTAGCGCCTCTTCTGGAAGAGCCTGTAAATTCATGCCTTACCTACGCATGATTGGCTGCGGCCCAGCAATGTTTGGAAGCTGCGGCTGCATGGGCGGCGGCGCCATCTGGATAATCCCAGGGGCACCCGGCGATGGAACCGCAGCAAGACCGCCCATGGTTGGATACGGTTGCAGCGCCGTCGGAGCTCCTCCAATGGCCGGCATCGTATACGGGGTAAAGCCCTCTTGGCCCGGCAACATAGACGGGATGTCGATGGGCGCCGGCTCATATGCGCCAATGTAGTCGGTGTCGATAACACAGGTCTTTGTTTCCGGGTCCAAAACGTAGCCTTCAGGGCACGGATCTTCCCCGACATCCGGCAAAACGTCCTTTACTTCTTCGGACAAACTGCCCGAACCCGCCACCATATCGACGTGCGCGGCGTTCGCAGCCACTGTTGCATCCGTGCGGTCGAAGTAGTCGTTGATCTGCGCCAGTGTGTAACCCGCATCCTCGAGCGCCGCGGCATGCTGGCTGCGATTTTTACCGATGCCCTTCAGGCCCATGGCAATGTCGCTCTTGAGGCCAGAGAAGACATTGCTCAGCGTACCCATGATGCCAGTAGGCTGCGGCGTAGTCCCAGTAGAAGTCTTCGCAAGATCCTGCGCGATCTGAGCCCGCGACACGTTACGGCCAGAGGTGCCTGCAGCCGGACGAGATGGGCTGTCTGCCATGGCCATTGCCACCGCACGGTCAATGTCCGCGCGGCTCGGGCCAGACGGCGCTGCCGACCCGCCACCACGCGAGGGAGAAGAACCAGGGCCAATCCCTGCCGCCGCGGCAAGGCCAGGATCAATCTGACCAGCGCCATATCCAATACTCGGACTATCCCCACGGCCGCCGTGATCCGCTGCCGCAGCTGCAGCTGCCTGACCGCTGTCCGCTCCGCCGCCACCTCGGCCAGGGCTCGCCGAGGCGCCGGCATTTCCCCCACCGAACGCCGCGTCCGCACTCAGCCCGTAGCCGCCTTCCGCCGCCGCGTTGCCGGGGTATGCAGGAATTCCACCCGGTCCGCGCGCGTTAGGGGCCGCGTTGTATTGCTGCAAGAGATCAACCTCGAACGGGTTGATGTAGGCTAGCAGGTGGCGCTGGCCGGCAATCGTTGTGTCACGTGGAACAGATCCACCCTGGCCTTGGTACTTGATCATGCGCTTCTATTGCCTCCCATGATGCCCGTGTAGGCAGACGGTGTGCTGACACCATACTGCTGCTGGACTGCTTGCAAGTATGGCTGGAATGGTGCGGTAAAGTTCATCTGGGGAGCCGACTGCGTCATCTGCGGGGCCAGAGGAACCGGTGCATACATGGACGTAAAGTCTACGTTTGGCATGCTCAAGTCAATCGGCTGGAACAAATTGGGCGCTGCGTTCTGTAGCTGCAGCGCGTAGTTCGTCGTCGGAGCCGAATAGGACCCAGGATCAAGAGGCGAGATGCTCGGAACACTGATCTCGGGCATCGTAGCGCCCGCTTCAATGATCGCCTGCCGCCGTGCTTGCTCCTTGGAGAGGTTGGCCGCCGCCTCGTCCTGCAGTTTTCCAAAGTATTGCTGCTGGATCTTGCTTTGAGCGGCGTCATAGGCCTGTTTCTGTGCCTCGAGGTCGGACATGGCCGTGCCATACTGACCTTGAAGGACGTCATATTGACCCGCCAGATC